GCCTTGGGGTGATGCATCGTCTGGGTCTAAGATCACTTCAACACTGGTCAACAGCTCGTTGATGCGCTGTTCCCAACGCTGTCCTGGCATTGTGCTCGGACACTTGTTGAGCTTTTCAACACACAGCTTTTGCAGCTGGCGTTGATCAAGAAGCTGCTGGGTCGTGACTTCTATTCGCTCACCACCAATCTCGATGTACCATCTCACTGATTGCCTGTTCTCAGTTTCGTACTTGGTGATAGCGTCTATCTCTATGGATTGGCCACCGCCAATTCCACCAATGCCAAATTCACGCTTCATGCACTTGGACTTCTCGCAATAGTTGCAAATTGGAGATTGCTTGCAAGTGTAGGCGTAATCTTTTTTGCTGACAGACTTGATCAGGCCATTGACCTCACCAGATGGCAGGGGTTCGCTCATGCTTTCGTAGTTGAACCTCATCAGATCTTCTTGCCAATCGTCTGGGTTCTTCTTGCGATAATAAACGCCCACATTGAACAAAGAAATGTTTCGTCCACCTTCTGGGAAACCCATGGTCATTATGTGTTGTAGGCATGGTGGGCCATCTTCAAACTTTTTCGTCAAGTCAGGCTTAAAATTATCCAAAGCCTCATAGGTGGTTCTCTTCTTTTCCGCAAGGTCTAAGAATTGGCTTAGGTTGAGCTTCTTGCCTTCATGGATTGCATGCCGCTCAGACTTGTCGCCATCCCAATAACAAAGGTTGATCCAGTTGCCACGATCACGTTCGTTTGCGCGACCTATTTGCTTGGGGAAAACTTCAGCGCCACCGTACCCTAGCCCAGCTGCAAACTCATTGAGCTTGGCGACCATGTCAATGGCTGCTATGGCAGGTTCGCAAAACAAGTACAAGTGTGCGCCACCAGACTTCGACCTGCAAAGCACCAATGGAGTGGAGCGTATCTTTTCTTCCAGAGTCTCCAAGCTCTCGTTGAGCTTCACGTCACCTCGGATGTCAATGTCAATCACCCCAAAATTGCATGAGTTGTTCTCTCGCAACATGATGATGCCTAGGATGTAGTCGCCACCATTCAGGTGTGACTCAAAATTGACTTGGGTGACTGGCTCGCTTATGGTCAATGCACGGCCCGACATCTTGCCGTCTGCTTCTGTCTTTTGAACTCGATACTGTCCATGTGCGTGTTCGTAACCACGGAACAGCTTCATGAATCTTTTTGTGTCCTGCATCTTCTTCCTTTCTGACTCGTCGGCAAGCTGCGCCCCAATTTGATCCCGTATACAAAAAGGAGGGCAGCTTGCCTAACAACCAGTTGGTTGTTTTAGAATGGCACCTCGTCCTCATTGACAGTGCCTGTTGGCTTCAAAACGCCAGCTGCGACCTGCTGCTTGAAGTCACGTGCAGCCAAATAGATCACAGTGCCATTCGGATTGTTTTCCAGTATGCCGCCAGACTTGGCATCAAACTTCATCTTCACACTCCAGCCAAACCAAGAGCCTTGATCGTTTTCTTCTGGCATTGTTGAAAGTGTGTAGGCGTTCCAGAACATCGCAGGATTTATTGTGCCGTTGCCTTGTGGGTGAGGAACCTGTAGACGGTTGATCATTGAGTTCCATTGGCGTGCACGTTTCAGCTGAGACTTGCTCATTGAAAGCATTGCTGGGGAATAGTTGCCATCATCCTCAACAACATACACGAAATATTCGCCTGTTGGAACAATCTCATTACCTTCGTCGGTCAGGTATTCACCGCGACTGCCACGAGTGCAATTGTCCAAGCATGAGCTGTCGGAGCCATGATCATTGACCAAGCCACCACGATCCGCTTTCCACTCGATGTGGGCACGACGATAACTAATCGGAACTACTGTTATGCCTTTCTCGCCATCATAGACTTCGTTGGAAACATTGTCATAGATGTGGCCAGCCTCAGCACCATCAACATATGCGCCATCACGCTTGTTGATCTGCGGGGACATTTGTTGCAGGATAGATAAGCGTGGGATCATCATGTCGTCTTTGGACATTCCCTCGCTGGCTGATCCTGCATCTTCGAGCAACATATCCATTACAGATAGGGATACGATGTTGCTTTCTTCTTTCAGTGCTACTTCTTTTTTCGCCATTAGATTATCTCCTGATGTTTGCTGCACGACCTGTGTAAACTCTAAACAGGTCTAGGGGGATGTCTTTGCCTTCGCTCAAACGCTCTTTGATGAAGCTGTTGAGTGAGGACGGATGGACACCAATCGCACGCTTGTAATAAAGTTGACGTTCACGCAGCTCTTCTGTGAAGGCATTGCATTCGTCATCTTCATTGCGCCCAAACTGGACCTCAACATTGCTCTTGATTAAGTCAGCGGCACCATGGCCGCGCAACCATTCAAAACACTGTTGTTGCCGTATCGCCAGCTCGTCTTGGGAGTCACCTTTTGCACGTGCGATTGCACCTGCGCTCGGGACTGAGCCTGTGATAACATCTTTGATCTCCACCTTGGCACCATTGGTGAGGGTGAATTCTTTGATGTTCAGTTCTTGCATCAAATCAGGCAAGTCTTGTTCGGCGATTGCTTTTAGATCCAGCTTTCTGTTCTTCAACAGCATCTCAAGATTATCACACTCAGCTTGAATGTCATACATCTTTTTAGCCATATCCGAAATTGCACCTAATTCATTGGACGCAGGTGCCACGTCCTCCAGCAGATCTACTTGCTCTTTCATGTTAAGCCTTTCTCATTTCGAGGGCAACAGGCATGTACCAACCTTTACGACGATCCCTGTCTCCCTCCTCAAAATTGCGCTCCCAACGTAGGATGCGCACGACTGATGACATTTCTGATGCGATCATGCAGCACACCATCACAGCAATAGGGTCACCACCTCCTGGCCATAGGATGTAATCCTCTGACCCGAAATCTTTCATAATACGACGAGCTTTTTGGATGGATGGTCCTGGGACAAACTGTGGCTTGTCTTCCGGCTCAAATACTATTTCTAATGCACCATAACGTGATGCGTCACTCAAGTCAGGAGTCCATCCAAACTTGTTTTCTCTAGGTCGATTGACGACGTAAACTTTAGGCATAGAGTGTCCTTTCTCAGTGAGCCTTAACTATGCCTGCAAAGAATTCAAAAGAAAACAAGAAAATTTCAAATAAAGCTCTTGTTGTGCGAAAAAGAAAAATTGTTGTTTGATAACAACAGCGTTCCCAACGAACCCAATGTTTTCAGTGCAGTTGTTTTCTGACCCGTCCTTTTCTACTTTACTATAAGGGAATATTTCAGGTTATTTTTTTGTTGTTCAAAATCAGCAAAAGACTGGGAACGTGGGTTACGAATCATGCAAGTTGCTGTAAATAAATAACAATAGTAGTTTCCAGAGTCGTGTTTTGATTGGGGTGGAGAACCCAGAGACTGGGAACCTTCTGCAAGTGCTTGGAAACATTGGTAATCTTTTTTGTTGCCTTTTATCCATAATAAAGCGATACTATCTTTACTGGCTGGGGTTGGCCCTGCTGGTTTGAGAAAGGAACTACTAATGTTTACCATCGGTCAAAAGATCATCGTCAGGGATCCTGATAACTTTTACTGCGGTTACTTCGCGAAAGTAACTGAATTCTACAGCCAGACAATTGTTATGGTTGATCGTGGTGGTGTGAGCTTCCCTCTTAAATTAGAACATGTGGAGGCAGCGTAATGAGTGGGGCAACAGCTGAAGAGTTCGCCAAGTGGACATCCATGGCCAAGAAGTGCACCGACGATGAGTTGGCTTTTGTCATTAAAGATTGTCGTGAAGCTGGGGAAGCAATGCGTGGTTGGAATCCTGAAAAGGAAAACTATTACGCCGATCAGCGGATGACTTACTCGGATGAGATGCGTCGTCGTCAAAAGAGTGATCCTTTCGCTTTCGCTAAGTTCTTCAACAATGGAGTTTTCGTTGGCAAACTTAACACCTGAACAACAGCGTCAAGAGATCTTGCGTCAACAGCAAGAGATTAGGAGGCAGATACGAATAATGAACGCTGTTCATGATGCTAACCTTTTTCTGGCCAGAGCGGTTGCTTTTGTCAATGGTAAAAGTTAAATTTACTCCCCTTCATCTGGTTAGGTTTCGCACTGCAAAGATGGAGGGTTTCTTTTTGCCCAAAGATCAGCGATAGTTGGCTCAGTTATTTCCCAGTTGACCACTGCAAGCAAGGTTGAAAGGCTAAAGAAAATGAGCGTAGAGAAAAAGAAACTAGGCCGTCCTCCCAAGCCCAAGGAGCCGAAGACCATAGTAAAGAGGCCAATAAACAATGGCCCACCAGTTAAACCAGAGGCATGGGACGGCAAATTCAAGTCAGTTGAGCCAATGGCCAAACAAAAGGCTTCCCGTGGTCGACAAAACAAATACAAATGGAACCACAACGCAACAATCAACTGGATCATGGGCCAAGCTGACCCTGTCGGGTTCCTGTCGGCTGTCATGTCCGGTAAAGAGATATTCCCCGTTTACGTCAAAGATGCAGAAGGCTTGGCAACCCAAGCTGGTGCTATTGCTGCTGACCCAGAGCTGCGTGTCATGGCGGCAAAGACTCTTCTCGGCAAATGCGTCCCAGACCTGAAGGCTGTTGAGATCAAGGCCCAGATTGAAGAGCGCAAAGTATTAGACATCAGCAGATTGTCCGGAGACGACCTAAATGCAATTGAACGAGTTCTTGAGCACGCTATCACTGACAGAGATCAGAGCGGAGAAGATGAAGAGGTCTTTGAAGGAATTTACCAAGAGCTCATGGCCGACGATTGAGCCAAGCTCTGAATTCACTGACAACTGGCACCTCGATGCAATCTCTGAGCACCTGCAGGCCGTTGTTGAGGGTGATATAAAACGACTGATCATCAACATCCCTCCGAGGCACATGAAGTCAATCTCAGTTGCGGTAACGATGCCAGCTTGGACTTGGACGTTTGCTCCTGCCAAGAAATTCCTTTATGCTTCTTATGCTTCCGGACTCTCCATCCGAGACAGCGTTAAGTGTCGGCGTTTGATTGACAGTCCGTGGTACAAGACTCATTTTGGAGAGTCTTTTAGTCTGACTGGTGATCAGAACCAGAAGCAAAGATTCGAGAATGACAAAACTGGCCAAAGGATTGCAACGTCAGTTGATGGTGCACTGACTGGGGAGGGTGGCGACATAATCGTGATTGACGATCCGCACAATGTTCGGGAGGCAGATTCATCAGCCGTCCGAGAGGGTGTTCTTGAGTGGTGGGATCAAGCCATGCAGTCGCGGTTCAACGATCCCAAGACTGGTGCGTTCGTCGTTATCATGCAAAGAGTGCACGAGGGAGACTTGACAGGACACATATTGGCCAATGAGATGGACAATGAGTGGGATCATCTGTGCTTACCAGCCCGATACGAGATTGGCCACCCGACTGCAACAAGATCAAGCCTCGGATTCACAGACCCACGCACCAAGGAAGGAGAGCTGCTATGGCCAGATCGGATTGACGACAAGACTCTTTCCAACCTTGAGCGAAGTCTTGGGACATATGCCTCAGCCGGACAGCTGCAACAAAGGCCAGCCCCGAAAGGTGGTGGGATCTTAAAGTCAGAGTGGTGGGTGCCTTGGGAAGAGAAAGACCTCCCAGATATTGAATATGTATTGCAGTCTTGGGACACAGCTTTCAGCATCAAAGAGAAGTCATCTTATTCTGCTCGCACCACGTGGGGGGTCTTCCGACACAGGGGAGCCATGTGCGCAATCGTCCTTGAGGCTTGGTGGGATCGTGTTACTTACCCAGAGCTGCGCAAGATCGCTCAAGAGTCGTATGAAGAATATTCTCCGGATGCTGTGTTGATCGAGAAGAAAGCTTCTGGCCAAAGTCTGCTGCAAGATTTACGCATGGCTGGTGTGCCAGTTATTGAATATTCTCCGGACAGAGACAAGCAAGCTCGTGCCCACGCAAGCTCTGCATTATTGGAGGATGGAAGAATTTACTTTCCAAAAGACAAAAAGTGGGCTAAAAATTTAATTGATATCTGTGCTGCATTCCCAGCGGTTGAGAATGACGACATAGTTGACACGTGCACGCAAGCGTGGTTGAGATTGCGCAAAGGCTGGTTTGTCACTCATTCAGGTGACTATGAAGAAGAAGACGAGCCAATGAGGAAAAGGTTGACGATGTATGGCTGAACCTGTTATCCCATTCGCAGAAGGCTCCCCGCCTGATGATCTCATGGTAGAGACTTTGCCTGATGGTGATGTGTTGATCGGTGATCCAGAGATGGATGAGCCTGATGATTCTGAAAGCATTTTTGATGCAAACTTGGCAGAAGACCTAGACGAGAAAGAGTCAGAACGAAAAGCTGGCATCCTCACAGGATATTTTGAGAACGACGAGTCAGCTCGCTCTGAGTGGAAAGAACGCTACAAGCAAGGCTTGATGACTCTCGACCCAGAAGGTGGGATGAATGAGAACGAAGAAGAGCGAGCCGTTAGAGGTCTCAGCACCGTAGTTCATCCACTGATCGCAGAAGCTGCCACCCAGTTCAACGCCAAAGCCATCGCAGAGCTTTATCCAGCTGGCGGTCCAGTCAAGACCACCATCATCGGAGAGCCAAACGAAGAGACAGAGAATCAAGCACGTCGTGTCAAGGAATTCATGAACTACCAGATCATGGAGCAGATGCCGGAATACTTCCCAGACCTTGACCAGATGTTATTTCACCTGCCATTGGTTGGCCAGACGTTCAAGAAGGTTTGGTGGGATGCAAACTTAGACCGCCAATGCAGCCAGTTCGTCAAAGCTGAAGACTTTGTCGTTGCACCAGAGAGCAAAGACCTTTACACTTCCCCACGCTACACCCACATAATCAAAATACCTAAGAACGATTACAACAGGTATGTCGCGGCTGGTTGGTATCTCCCGACGGAATACACTGGTGATGCAGTTGATGGAGATGATGGATTCATCGATCAACAAATTGAAGGTGTAGACAAAGAAGACGACTCTGACGACGATGTCATGACTCTTTTGGAAATGCATTGTTACGAGGCTTTTGAGGGCATCGATGGAATTGAGGACGAAGAGTCTGAGAATTTAGTCATGCTGCCTTACGTCATCACCATCGACTATGACTCTGAGAAGATCGTAGCCATCCGCAGAAACTGGGACGAGGACGACGAGGACAAAAAGCGCAGAGACTGGTTCGTCAGCTACAAGTTCTTGCCTGGATTGGGATTCTACGGTTTCGGCCTTTACCACATGATCGGTGGTTTGGGAAGAGCAGCCACAGGCTCTTTGCGTGCACTTCTTGACTCCGCAGCCTTTGCGAATATGCAAGGTGGCTTCAAGCTGAAAGGCAGAGTCAGCGGTGGTGACATCGAGATAAATCCTGGGGAGTTCGTTGATCTTGACGCTACAGTCGATGACGTCAGCAAGGCCATTATGCCTTTGCCGTTCAAAGAGCCTTCCCAGTCATTGTTCAACCTTCTCGGATTCATCGTGCAAGCTGGCCAAAGGTTCGCTTCGACTTCTGACCTAAATGTTGGAGACGTCAACCCGAATGCACCTGTTGGGTCAACTGTCGCTCTGATTGAGCAAGGCTCCAAGTCATTCAGCGCAATCCACAAGCGTCTGCATTATGCGCAAGGTCAAGAGTTCAAGCTGCTAGCCAAGCTGAATGCAGAGCACCTAGAAGATTCATTCAAGTTCTCAGTTGCTGGTTCTAGTGAAACAATCTTTGCCACTGACTTTGACGACCGCATAGACATTGTTCCTGTTAGCGACCCCAACATCTTCAGCACTGCCCAGCGCATTGCTCAGGCCCAAGCAATCTTGCAGATGGCTCAGTCAGCTCCGCAGCTGCATGATCTTTATGAAGCCTACAAGCGCATGTATGAGGCAATCAGGATCCCGAATATCGACGAGATCTTGAAGAAGCCAGAAGAGGCTCCGAGGACAGACCCAATCGACGAGAACATGTCAATCATGTATGGCAAGCCAATCAAGGCTTTCCCAGAGCAGGATCACGAAGCCCACATTGCGGTGCACATCCAATTCATGCAAGATCCATCTTTGGCTGGCAACCCAGCAGCCAAGACCATGCAACCGATATTGATTGCCCACGTTGCCGAGCACGTTGCATTGCTGTATCGTCAGCGGATGGAGGCCAGCATCAATATGTCGCTGCCACCATTGCCGAATCTCAGAGACCCAAAGTTCGCAATGAAAGACATCGATCCAGAGATGGACATGTTAATATCTCAGCGTGCGGCTCAGGTCGTGGCAGCAGCTCCGCAGATGCAACCGATCAAAGCTCTGCAAGCTGCAGGCCAACAAGGCGGTCAACAGAATCCTCTGCAATACGCTCAACAGCTAGCACAATTAGAGGCTCAGGCTCTTCAACAGCGCACTCAATCCGAGATTGCCGCAGATCAGGCCAAGGCCAAGTCAGCAATAGAGATCGATCAGGCCAAGGCTCGCCAGAACATGGAAATACAAGCTGCCAAAGTCCAAGCAGAGCTTCAAGCCAAGGTTCAAAAGTTGCAAGCAGAGCTTCAGCTTGAAAGAGAAAAGAACGCAGCCGAAATTCAGATGGAGGCTATGAAGAGTGGACTTTAAAGGCAACATAATGCCCATGGGCCCAATTGACCCAACCAAGTTCTCTGGCCAAACAGCTGTCGCAGGAGCACCTCCCAATGCGGTTTCTCCTCCCAGTCCCGCAGCACCTGCGGCAGACCCGATGATGGAATATTTGAAAAACAAGGTCGAAGAGATCCGAGCAAGAGCCCAAGGACCAAACATGGGTGCGCTGGAGTCTTTCATGTCCGGAATGCCGAAAGGATCCCAAGGTGGCGTATAATGATTAGAAACATTTTAGATATTGCTGGGCAACGAGGTGTTATCTCTCCATTTTCAGATGCTGATTCATATTTGAATGGGCCAGTTAGGCCAGAAACATTCTCTCGCCAGAGCATCTTCATGGATCCTCAAAGCTATCTGGTTGCTAACAATCAACCTATTGACCCACCAGTCTTAGTCGATCCTGGCAAACCAACACAATCAGCTGTGAATCAAGTTGAAGGAAGTGTCTCAAATTTCGTTGAAGATCTGAAAGCTGGAACTGTCGAGCTTGAAAGTGGCAGTGCACTAACAGACGTATTCAGAGAAGGCAAGCTGGACGCGAACAATCTGCCAACTTACAGCAACATAAGAACAGCCATCGATGCAGGGCAGCTCGGCAAACCAGTCAACATTGGTGTTAGGCCAGATTACCGCAGGTATAACTTAGCAGCTCTTGACTCAGAAGGTTATGGCGCAAAGCCATCAGACGAGTCTTTCGAGCCAGATCCTGGAAAGTATCTCAGCTTGAAAGATCGCAGGGATGGTGGTGGTCCTGGATATTCTGGAGATGTTTATGGAATTGGTGGTGGCCGCAGGGCAGATGAGGATGGGGATGGTTACATCACTTTCGCAGAAAATGAGAAGAATCCACTCGATCAAAATTTCTTGACAGGGATGTCTAATGCAGCTTACCAGATGGGCCAGTCAGTTAAGTCTGCCACATCTAATCTTTTCGGGCGGTCTTTCGACGAAGATGATAATCGTGGTCCAGCCAGCTCAATCAATGATCAACAGATGATTGGCGATTTGAGATATAACAGCAAAAGCGATGGCAGCGCATTCTCCGCCCCAGCAGACCCAAAAGGCAATGATGGCGGGTTCACCAGCTTCATGGACAGGTTTGATGGTGGTGGTCCTGGAGAGAGTCGCGCACAAGAAATAGAGCGTGGTGGTGGAGACGGTGGATCCTCCAGAGTCATTTGCACAGAGCTTTATAAGCAAGGCAAGCTGGACATGGATCTTTATCGCATGGACATCGTGTACACAGCCAAGAGACTTTCCCCCATCACAGTTCGTGGTTACCATCATTGGGCAGTGCCGATGGTCGTGCGCATGCGGTCTTCCGCAGCTCTGAGCAACCTTTTCGAATACCTAACAGTGGCCAGAGCCAAAGAGATAGCTCGCATTGTCAAGCCTGAAGAGCACAAACGCACACTCTCAGGATTCCTAATCAAGAATGTGGGTGAGGCAATCTGCTTTGCCATAGGCCTGTTTGTCGAGCAAAAAGACTGGTCTGTCCTTTATAATGGAGAAACTAATAATGGATGATATCGGTGTAATGTCCGACCTAGAGCTCATGCAGGCTTTCCTGCGAGCCAACACTGACATGCAAGCAGAGGCTCCCCCAGAGCTGTCAATGCGCGTCAAAGAGATTATTGATGGTGGCGCACTCAGCGACATGGAGCGCATGAACCTTGAGGCCATGGTCTCAGCAATGCCTTCCGAAGCTGCCACAGGAATGGCCGCAGATCAACAGATGTTTGACGGGATACGCGCTCAACAAGAAGCTGACTTTGCAGAACGCCAGCGCATTGGACCATCAGGCTCGATGAGTGATGCCGAGGTTGCTCGTATGCGCCCACAGCTTCGACCCAGAGGCTCTGGCTCAACAAGCGACATCGAGGCCCAGCAATATAGAAAAATGATGGAATAGGAGCCAACTATGGCTGAAGTCAACGTAGAAAACATGGAAGAAAATGCAGAGCTCTTCAAAGAGAAGATGGGCTTTGCGCACAATGAGTCTGGCTTGGACATGAGCGACGATCAGCTTGTCAACTTCCTTTTGCTTTGTCACCAGATGCAATATGGCATGATGGATGAGGAATACGAAGAAGATGAGGAAGAGTACGAGGATGGCGACGTAAAAGTCAAAGTCATGAAGCTGGGCGGCGGTGACGTCCATGACATGATGAACAAGATCCTCGGAGGCCACTAGTGCCTGTACGCAAGGTCAAAGGAGGCTATCGCTGGGGCAAGTCTGGCAAAGTCTACAAGACCAAGGCTGAGGCCGAAAAACAAGGTCGTGCAATCAGGGCCGCTGGGTATAAGGGGAAAAAGTAATGGCCAAAAAGAAAAAAGGCTTGTACGACAACATCCACGCCAAGCGCAAGCGGATAAAAGCTGGCTCTGGCGAAAAGATGCGGAAAAAGGGTGCCAAGGGTGCTCCAGCCAAAGGCACATTCACCAAGATCGCAGCCGCTGAGAAAAAGAAAAAGAAGGGTAAGAAGTAATGGCCAAAGGAATTAAACACTACTTTAAGAATGGCACTGAGCACAAAGGTGCCACTCACAAGGATGCAAAGGGCAGAGTGATGTCCGGAGCAAAACACACAGATGGCAGCAAATTTTTGGTCCACATGAAAGACCTTTCGGCTACTGCGAAGAAGAAAGCCAGAGCGTGAGTGGTACATGTGTTTGCGTTGTTGTTATATATCGGCCTTGCTGATGATCGTAAGTTGGTCAGCGATGATATGTTGTTTCGCAAACTAGAAACATGCAACTATTACGCAAAAGAAATTGTGAGGCGTTATGGCCACCACACCAACACAAAAGACTTCGGGTTGGCTTATTGCGTTCCCAAGCTGGTTGATCCAGAAAAGGTGAGGATTTATTGATGGCAACTTACAAAGGCAAGAGCGTCTCATTGAACAAGCCTCGCAGGATCGGCAAGGGTGAGACAAGCCACGGCAAAAAGAAATCTGTGGTTTACGTCAAGGATGGCGACAAGGTCAAGCGCGTAACATTCGGCGACCCAAACATGAGAATCAAGAAAAACCAAAAAGGCCGCAGGAGCAACTTCCGATCTCGCCACAACTGCGACAATCCTGGACCAAAAACAAAAGCAAGATACTGGTCTTGCAGGGCATGGTGATATGTCAGCTTTAGGTAGGCTTGGAACAAAAACAGTCGAGAGTGTTGTTGACTTTTTGTCTAGTTTTTCAGACAAAGTGTTTTATCATGGATCATTAAGTCCAGATATTGAAGAATTCAAACAATCAGGAGAATTCTTTCACTTTGGAACACCAGAAGCAGCTTACGAACGCCTGAGAGATTTGAGATCGGTTCAGGACCAAGGCAGATCCAGTGATATGGTTGGATCCATTTATCCTGTTAGGTTAAAAGCAGAAAGACCACTGACTTTAGAAGAAAATACTTATGCTGGCTCCCTTTCTTCTTGGGACGCAAACAACATTTGGGATAGAATTTCTTCAGAAATTGGGATCAGCGGTGCAACCCCACCAAATAAAAATAACAAGCAACTTGCTGTGTCGAAATATGGAATTTCAAACGATGAGCTTAACACAGCAAAAGTCACCAAAAAATTGACAAAGCCAGATGGGAAAACTTTCACTGATAACAGATATTTTGCAGAAAATTTCCAATTTAATGGAGTTCCATTCGGCGAAGCAGACGACATTTATCAAGGAGGCAAAGACCGTTGGATAATTGATTTTTTAAATTCAAAAGGGTTCGACAGCATTCAATATGTGAACAAAGGCGAAGATCCAGGATCTATGAGCACAATAGTTTTAGAGCCAAACCAAGTTCGTTCGCAATTTGCAAATTTTGACCCAGCACAAGCCAAGTCAGGCAAAATACTCGCTTCTGTGCCGTTGGCTGCTGGTGCGTTGAGCTCATTATCTACAGGAGAACAAGATGAGTAGATCCTCCATTAAAAAAGTAGCCAATGCAGAGATTCGCGCGGCAAAGAGCTTTCTAGAAAAACGCAAGATCAAAAAGATCAGCCCACGCAAGTTCGCCATGGCAGCAAAGGAGCTTGACAAAGGCTTCCAAGACACACTACAAATACTCACACAACAACTTTCCGGAGGGCAAGTCTGATGGCAGATCCACTTAGAGAATACGTTGAACCATCCAGCATATTCGCAGATCGCAAAAAGCTCCCACCACAGAAGTTCGGCGATGACAACTATGAGAACATGGTTAATTACATCATGCGCAATGGCACCATTGGTCAAAATGAATATGCTGAGGCTGGGCTGAACGATTTGAGCCTGAGACAAAGAACAGCAGACGGTGTTGCGAGTGCTGCGGAATATCTTGGGATGAAGCCGTATGAGGCTCGCAAGTTCGCTGGCAATGTGACAGGTGACATGAACCAAGGCATTGCAGACGGCATTGGCATTGCAGACTTCACTCCTGCTGGATTGGTGTTCGGAGCTAACGAAGCCTACAGAGACTTCAAGATCGCAGACTCCCCAACAGACTATATTGCTCCAGTCATTGGTGGTGCGTTCTCTGCAGCTGAAGCATTCCCTTTGACCAAAGCGATGACTCGTCCAGCTTTTCGTTGGCTGAAGTCTATCACTTCCAAGGCTGCAATTCCACGCAGCGCAAGAGTTGACGCAATTGTAGAGGCCGACAGAGTCCAAAACAACTTGGACGAGATGCTCACAGGCGAAGTTCCGAAGCAACAATACGACGATGATGATGTTTTGGGCAACCTGCCTGATCCAACAACAGTTAATCGCAGAGAAGTTATAGGTGGTTTGTCTGCTTTGGGAGCAACAGCCGCAGCCCCATCGTTGATAAGGATTGTTGATGATATTCCAGCCCCAGTCAAGGCAGCTGTGAAGGCAGCTGTGAAGAAACTCCCACCACCTCCAGGAATTGGAGCTTTGTCAAAAAGTGTTTCTAAAACAAGATCATTTAATGATATTGCTGATGATATTGCGGGCGAATATTCAATAAGCCCAAAAAAAGCATCCGACGAAGCTCTGGAAGAAGATATGGTTTATGACGAAGTCATGGACTCTTTGAATGAAGAGGCTGACAACATTCAGAATTGGCTTGATGGTGACGAGGCAGGTCTGGACAACTATTTCGAGAAGTTCGGGACTCAAGCACCAACAGGTTACGAGGATGATGCATATTACGTAATTGAAGAGTTGATGAGTGAGCCTTATTTCATGACTAAAGCTGAAGTTGGCGAGTGGTTTAAAAAAGAAGGAATCATTGACTGATGGGAACGACATCAAGAATAGTTACTAATTTTTTAAAGTCGGTAATTGACAAAGGCGAGACAAAGATCGGACGCAGAGGGTTCCTGACAGGAGCTGTTGCAGCTCCAATTGCAGGAGTACTAAGTCAAATTCCTGCTGGGAAAATTATCTCAGGTGCTTTGCCAGATGCTTCTTTATTGTCGAGAGAGTCTGCTGAAGAGGTTGCTGAATCAATTTCTGAAGTCACTTCATCTTTTTTTAAAAACATGGACCAAGAATTAGAATTTGGAGCAGAAGCATATAGAGCTTCCACAGGGAAAAACGTCACCCCAAAAGAGCTTCTTGAAAGAGACATGGCTGAATATCTGTATTTTCAAGAAAATGATATGAATTCTTCCTTGGTCGAAATTGCAGCACAAAGAATGGGAGAGGTTCCAGTTCATTCAGCTTTGGATGATGTTGCCGATATTGCTGAAGAGAGTCCTGAGTTTTTAGGGACACTTCAGAAACACATGGGACAGGCTGATGTTTATGAATATGGATCTCAATATGGTGATGAAATAACACCTAGGCTTTTTATGACAGAGAATCCAGACAAATTGTTCCCGAAGTATGAGCCAACAAATCAAGTGCCTGTTCCTCCCAATGATTATAACCCTGCAGACGTTGCAGAATGGATAGCATCAAAAGGCATACGAGAAACACAATATTACAAAAATTTAGTTAAAGCTGGAGATTCTGACTAATGTTGACTTCCGGAGAAGAGGAGGATAAACAATGAACAGGTCATCTTTCCCGTCACTAATGTCAAGAGGAGGCAAAAAAGTGAAAACTAAGAAGAAGAAGCCGAAGAAGAAGAAGTCTTATGGCAAAAAATGAAGAAGAAGTTGTTGAGGTTTTCGTCACTGGTGTTTCTATGAGTGGTGGCGGTGGAATAGGATTGGAAGATGATGATCGATCTGATCAGAGAGATCAAGAAGCAGATCCGGCTCCAAAAGACAGCGATAGCTAGCAACATGGTTGAAGGTCGCATGAGCGACTTTCAATCTTACAGCAGAAACGTCGGAATTGCGGAAGGTTTAGAACAGGCTTCCGCATTGATCGATGAAACTATGAAGAAAATGAATCAGGAGGATGTATAATCATGTCTCATCCGCATGCAAAAGACCTCATCACAGATGAGCAGACCAACTCAACACTAGGATCTCACCAGTTCCCCAAGCCACTAGGCTGGAAAGTGTTAGTTCAACCTAATCAAGCCAAGGCTAAAACAAAAGGCGGCATTTTCCTTCCGGAGAGTTCCAAAGACAATGAAGAATACCTCACAGCCCACGGCACAATTCTTGCGATGGGTGAATTGGCATATAGAGACCGCGACACAGGCCAAGCATGGAAAGGCCAGTGGCCGACAGAGGGCAACTCTGTGACATACGGCAAATACGCAGGTCAAAAGCTGACAATCAATGGCGTCAAAATGTTGCTCCTTAATGATGACGAGATCACATCGGTCTTGCCAGAAGGTGTCAGCATTGCGTCTTATGTGGAGTGAGGTAAACCATGAACCAGAATGTAGTTCTCGAAGAGCTCGAGAAAGAAATTACTGAGGCCAAGAAAACTTCTGGCCAAGATGATAATTTCGAAATTGAAGTCACAGATGATTCCGGCTCCCCAGAGGAAAAGCAACAGGCTGTGAAAGAAGACTCTGAAGAAGAGTACAGCGGCAAAGTCCAGAAGCGAATCAAAAAGCTAGTGGACCAACGCAGAGAAGCTGAGATCCAGTCTCGTCAGTTTCAAGAGGAAACCGCGCAGCTGAAATCTCGCCTAGAGCGTCTGGAGCAAGGCAATCAACATCAAGCTGAAAGTCAGTTCAACACACGGTACAAGCAGACTCGAGCTGCTCTTTCTAAGGCTGTTGAAGAGGGCGACACAGAAGCTCAGGTGTCTTTCAGTGAGCAGTTAACTGACATGAGAGCAGCTATGCGGGTTGCTGAAATGCAAAAGCAGATGTCCTCGCAGAAAAAAGAATCCTCCCCAGCTCAGAATCCAGCTCAGAATCCAGCTCCCAAGAAAGCCATGGACTGGTGGGAGAAAAATAGTTGGTTCAACAGTCGTGGTTTTGACCGCGAAACAACTGCAGCTAGAGCTATCGATGTCCAGCTGGATCTTGAAGGATTCGACAAAGATTCAGAAGATTACTACGATCAATTAGATTTTCGTTTACGAAATGTGTTTCCTGAGCTAAACTCGGGGAAAGTGCAAGGCAAACCAAGAGCAAAAAGCAGAGCACCAGTAGCGCCAACTGCAGGCGGCTCAGGATCACCTCGCACAAACGGCAGGACTCGGATGACTCAAGAACAACTTCGAATGGCCAGAGAACTGGGCATAACTGATGAAAAAGGGTTGAAAGCATATGCAGCTGAAATTCAAAAACAGGCAAGGAGTTAAGTCATGACGAAGTCCCGCAATGTACGCGCAGCTGAGACTCGCGAAGAAGTCCGTGCAGAAGAGGCTCGTCCTTTGACCGCATGGAAACCACCATCGTTGTTAGATGCACCGAAGCCTCGTCCTGGCATGGTCCAACGATGGGTAACAACCTCGATTCAGGGTAAGGACTCACCAGACAACGTATACAAGCGTATGCGTGAAGGTTGGTCTGCACGCCCTGCTGATACCGTTAAAGATGAGTTGTTTCCGACCATCAACCACGGCCAGTGGGCAGGATCTATTGGAATTGAAGGCATGCTGCTTTGCGAAATGCCTGTTGAACAACGAGAGTCGCAGAAGGCTTGGTACAACAACAGGAACAAAGAGCAGAATGAATCCATTTCTGGGGATCTTGATGCGTTAGGACATAATAATGGGCAGCCGATTTATCAAGATCGGAAGTCTGAAGTTAGCCGTGGCAGGAATGTTTCTGTCATGAATGATTAATCTTTAACGCTAAGGAGCGATAATATGGCAAATGTAGATGCCGCATTTGGGCTAGTCCCAGTTCGCCAAATGAGCGGTAATTCACCTCGTGCTAATAAGTACACCATTGCTAGCGGTCTTGCTGAGAACATCTTTATGGGTGATCTGGTGATTCTGATTAACACAGGTCTGCTTACTCCGCACTCAGCTGGAGAGGCCAATAACATTGGTGTCTTTGCTGGTGTGTCTTACACCGCTGCAGATGGTTCTTATGTTTATAGTGAATACTGGCCTTCAGGCACAGTTGCTACAGACATCATAGCATATGTGTATGACGATCCATACACTGTGTTCAAGATTCAGTCCGCTGGAACCCCCGCCCAGACTAATATCGGCAACTGTGCTGATGTTGTTGCTGGCGCAGGTTCAACTTTAACTGGTCAATCTGGCTTCGAGCTTAGTGGAACAATGGCTGCAGGAATCGCTTCTTGCAAGATCCTTGCAATTTATGACTCACCAGACAACGCATTCGGCGCAAATGCTATCATGGAGGTTCTAATCAACGAGCACCTTCTTGGTACAAATGTAGCTGGTATATAAGGAGGGTCTGAACGATGGCAATGAATAGAGCATCATTTGCAAAAATGCTTGAGCCAGGACTGAACACTCTCTTCGGTCTTGAGTACGATACATATCCAGCTGAGTATGCTGCGGTATTTGAAAGCAACACTTCGCAGAAAGCATTTGAAGAAGATGTCTTGCTGCAAGGTTTTGCATCAGCTCCAACTAAATCTGAAGGTGCGGCTGTATCTTACGATGCTGCTTCCCAACAGTGGACTGCTCGCTACCAGCACGAAACGATTGCTCTGGCATTCTCAATCACTGAGGAAGCTGAAGAGGATGGCCAGTATGGCTCAATCGCTTCTCGCTACACAAAAGCTCTTGCGCGGTCGATGGCTTCGACCAAAGAGATCAAGGCCGCTAATGTCTTGAACAATGCGCAAGCTGGTGGCTTCACAGGTGGGGATGGTGTTACTCTTTTGAGTGCTGCGCACCCAACCACACATGGAGTTCAGTCCAATGTTCTTGGAACAGCGGCTGACCTTTCGGAAACTTCCCTCGAATCTGTCCTCATTCAAATCTCTGATATGAAAGACGATCGTGGGCTCCGGATTGCTGCTCAAGGCACTCAGCTGGTTATCCCAACTGCATACCAGTTCGTGGCAGAGCGTCTCTTAGAGTCTAATCTGCGCACAGGAACAGCAGACAACGACATCAACGCAGTCAAGTCTGGCGGCTACCTGCCCAAAGGCTATCATGTGATGCGTCGCTTGTCGGATGCTGATGCTTGGTTTATCCAAACTGACGTTCCTGATGGACTGAAGCATTTTGTCCGTTCGCCTATGAAAAAAGGCATGGAAGGTGACTTCGAGACTGGTAATGTTCGCTACAAAGTTCGCGAACGCTACTCTTTCGGCTTCACTGACTGGCGTGGCATCTTCGGCTCAGAAGGCGGTTAAAAATTGGGGAGGGCACCTGTCCTCCCTTTCATCCTGACAGCGAGAGCTGACTTAACCCAGACAGGAGATTCATAATGGGTACTACAACTTTTTCAGGACCAGTCAAAGCTGGACCAATCAAAGTAACAACAGGCACAACAGTCGGT